CCTTTGCTTCGAATTTGGCGACAGGCGATGTAATAGACTTTGTGATCTTGTTAGGTAATGTTTTGGACTTGGGAGTGCCAAGTGATGCAACTGTAACTGCGGCTAAATTAAATAATGATCTTATTTCTGGAACAACTGCTTTGGCAAGTGAGCCAGCAGATACTGATGAGTTCTTGGTTTCAGATGCTGGTACATTGAAAAGAATTGATTATAGTTTAATTAAAGGTGGTGGAAAAGTTGGACAAATTGTTTCTGCAATTAAAACAGATAGAGCAACTACAACATCCACAACAGCAACAGCAAGTGGTTTATCAGTTGCTATAACTCCAACTGCAACAAGTTCAAAAGTTTTATTATTAGCTTGTATTGGTTCTGCTGGAAATAGTGGAGCAAATAACAGAACTTTTTTTGCATTTAATGGTGGAAACACAGCTACATTTTTAGGGGATGCGGCAACAGGACATGAATGTGCTGCTGGATTTACAACACATAGAACAGATTATGGTCAATCATCTGCTAACATGATGTATCTTGATTCTCCATCAACAACTTCAGCAACTACATATTCAGTTTATTATTGGGGAGATACAGGAACAACTACTTTTAATGGAAGTCATACACAAAATGCCGAAAATGGAAATGCGGCATCATCAATAACAGCAATAGAGGTATTGGCATAATGATAGATTTAGTAGAAGCAATCGTAGCAATAAAATCAGATGCAGTAGTAACTGTTCATGATAATGATATTACAAAAATAATATGGTTAGATGGTAATCCAACTAATATTACTAACGATGAAATTTTAGCAAAACAAACAGAACTACAAACAGCTTATGATAATAAAGAATATCAAAGAAAAAGAGAGAAAGAATATCCATCTATTGTAGATCAATTAGATGATATTTACCATAATGGAATTGATGGTTGGAAAGCTACTATTAAAGTAACTAAAGACAAATATCCAAAGGAGTAATCAATGGCAATCAAAGTAGCCAATAATCAATCCTTGACTGCGATTACAGCTTTACCATCAGGAGTTTCTGGTGGTACTATGACTTTATTAGAAACGCAGACTGCATCAAGTAGTTCTACAATTTCTTTTACAAGTGGAATTGATAGCACCTATGATGAGTATGTGTTTAAGTTTATTAATATTCATCCATCTGCTGAAAGTGTTTTTTCTTTTCAAGCTGATACAGGCACAAATACAAGTTATAACCAAACTATTACATCAACTTCTTTTAGAGCTTATCATAGAGAAGATGCTGGAGAAAGTGGATTAGGTTATATATCTGCAGCAGATCAGGCACAAGGAACAGGGTTTCAACCTCTTATGGAATCTCCACAATTAGGCACAAATAATGATGAAAACTTAAATGGAACTTTACATATTTATAATCCATCTAGTACAACATTTGTAAAACATTTTATAGCAAGAACTTTATCACAAAATGATGATAGTCAACCAGCTTATGTTTTAGATGGATATTTTGCTGGGTACTTTAACACAACCTCAGCATTAACAAGATTTCAATTTAAATTTGCATCAGGAAACATAGACTCAGGAACAATAAAATTATATGGCATTAGTTAAATACAACAACAATTCTATAAGTGCTATTACATCAACAGGATTAACTGCTGGTGCTATGACTTTAATTAAAGAACAAACAGCATCTTCAAGTTCTACTATTAGCTTTGTGGATGGAACATCAGATGTAGTCTTGGATAGCACATATCCTATTTATTTATTTAAAATTATAAATCTTCATCCATCTGGCGATGATATGAAAGTAGGATTTCAAGGAAATGCTGCTGGTGGAAGTGGCTACAACGAAACAATTACATCTACAGTTTTTTTAGCTTATCATGATGAAGGAGATTCTGGAACATCATTAACTTACAGTACAACAAGAGATGAAGCACAAAGCACAGATTTCCAAGATATTATAGATGATTTAGGAAATGATAATGATCAAAGTGCATCTGGCGAATTATGGCTTTTCAACCCAAGTTCTACTACATATGTAAAACATTGGATGTCAACTATGCAAATTTATAATAGTGGTAATAATTCTGTAATTTTTAAAACTGCTGGATATTTCAATACAACTTCTGCTATTGACGAAATACAATTTAAACCAGCATCAGGAACTATAGACGCTGGCACAATCAAACTCTATGGAATTAAGGATTCATAATGGCTTTAGTTAAATTAAATAATAGAGGTGTAAGGTCAGCTACTGCGTTTGGAAGTATTACAGGATTAGGTAGTATGACATTTATTAAAAAACAAACTGCTTCATCATCTGCAACTATATCTTTCGTTGATGGAACATCGGATGTTGTTCTGGATGATACTTACAAGGAATATTTATTTACTTTTAATAATATTCATGCAGAATCAAACTCTGGTTTTAGTTTTAATTTTAGAGATGGGGGTACAGATTATGATGCTACAAAAACAACCACTCATTTTTATGGTTATCATAATGAATCTGGTAGTTCTAGTGGATTACAATATACTACAAGTTATGATTTAGCACAATCGACAGATTTTCAACGAATTGGTGATAATTTAACTACAGATGCAGACCACAATTTATGTGGATATTTACATTTATTTAACCCATCATCTACTACATTTGTAAAACATTTTATAGCAACACTTCAATTTAATTCAGGTACACAATCTACACAAAGTTTTTGTGCTGGTTATTGTAATGTAACTGCTGCAATTGATGGAGTACAATTTAAAATGAGTTCAGATGACATAGACGCTGGAGACATCTGCCTCTATGGTATAGCTTGATAAACAATTAACAATGGAGTATAAATAATTATGGCAAGACATCATTTAATAAATGGAAATATAGTTCCTTTTACTGCTGAAGAAGAAGCGGCAAGAGATAAGGAAGAAGCTGATCATGAAGCTGGTGCTTTCGATAGGTCTATTGCAAGATTAAGAGAAGATAGAAATAGAAAATTAGCTGAAACTGATTTTTATGCTTTATCAGATGTAACTATGTCAGCAGAAATGACTACTTACAGACAGGAACTTCGTGATTTACCAAGTGGATTAACTACTGTTGAAGAAGTCAATAATGTTACATGGCCAACCAAACCATAAGACTCATAGGAGTTTTTAATGCAATTATCCAAACATTTTAAACTAGAAGAATTTGAAAAGTCCATGACAGCAGTTCGTAAAGGAATTGAGAACAAAGCTGGAAGTGGAGAAATAAAAAACTTAACCGATTTATGCTATACAGTATTAGAGCCTGTAAGAGCAAAGTTTGACAAGCCAATTATTATTACATCAGGCTTTAGATCAGAAGAACTATGCGAAGCTATCGGTAGCAAAAAGACCTCACAACACGCAAAAGGACAAGCAGTTGATTTTGAAATAGCTGGAGTATCTAATTTACAAGTAGCAGTTTGGATTGAAGCTAACTGTGATTTTGACCAACTTATTTTAGAATATTGGACAGGAGAAGCTAATAGTGGTTGGATTCATTGTTCTTATGCAGAGGGTAGTAATAGAAAACAAGTTTTAAGATATGATGGAAAGACTTATGAAAATGGATTACCAGATATGAAATGGTCTGGTGGTAAGGTTGTTAATTGATGAATATGTTTTTTAGAGGACTTGAAGTTTTCTATCATTTATTTAAACAGGAGAAAAAAATGCCAAAGAGCAAATACAAAAAACTTTCTAAAAAAAGTGGAAAGTCTGGAAAAGGCAAATCTTATACTTATAAGAAAACAAAATTTAAAAAATAGCACAACTATTGAAATACTATCCATTTAGTTGTATGAATCAGTATGTCTTATAAAAGAATACTTGTGATAAGTGATATGCACTTACCATACCAACACAAAGATTCAATCCGATTTTTAAAAGAAATAAAAAAAGAATTTAAACCTGACTTCGTTGTTAATATTGGCGACTTATTAGATTTTCATGCAATCAATATGCACACACACGACCCTGATTTATATTCTGCTGGACACGAATTAGATAAAGCTAAAGAATACATTAAGCAACTTGAAGATATATTTCCAAATGTTACAGAAGTAGATTCTAACCATAGTAGTCTAGTATATAGACGAGCATTAAAATATGGAATGTCAAAACAATTTTTAAAACCTTATGGAGAATTTTTAGGAACTAGAAAATGGAAATGGGTTGATGATTTAACTTTAACAATGTCTAATAAACAAAGATGTTTTTTTACGCATGGAAGAAGTGCTGATGTTTTAAAAGTATCTCAAACAATGGGTATGTCAGCAGTACAAGGACACTATCATACAAAGTTCTTAATAAGCTATTGGGCAAATCCTGATAATTTATTTTTTGCTATGAATGTAGGTTGTTTAATTAATCAAAAAAGTATGGCTTTCAACTATGCCAAGAACTTTAAAACTAGATTTATTTTAGGTTGCGGAATAATTATAAATGGTGTACCAAGATTACTCCCTATGGTAATCAAAGATGGAAATTGGATAAATCAAATAGTATGAGTTCTAAAACCACAATAAAGACTAATAAGCTAAAAAATGCCCTTTTAAAGAGCCATAGAGACACGCAGAGCAGTGATTCTGCCTTTTCTGAACAAGTGGGTGGGGATTGGTATAAGAAGCTAAAACTCCAACCTTTAGACTATTGTATGGATAATAATTTCAATGCTTGTCAAACAAAAGTAATTAAATATATATCAAGATATAATTTAAAACATAAAACAACAAAAGATCAAGTTAAAGATTTAGAAAAAGCAAAGCATGTAATTGATATGCTTATAGAAAAAATTAAGGAGAAATAAGATGTGGTTAAGTATTGCATCAAAATTAGTACCTGGAATTATTAAAACAGGAATGTCAATAGCCTCTAATAGAAGAAGAACTAAAGAATTAGAATCAGTAGCAGAAATGAAACACGCTGAAAGAATGGCAACAGGAGAAATAGAATATCAGAAAGCAGTTATACAAAATAATCAGCAAGGCTGGAAAGACGAGTTCGTTTTAATTTTGGTTTCTGCTCCTGTGATGATTTTAATTTGGTCTATATTTTCTGACGATCCAGCTATAATGGAAAAAGTAGATAAATTTTTTACTCAATTTAATAATATGCCTTTTTGGTATCAAGCATTATTTATAGGAGTCGTTAGTGCAATTTATGGTCTTAAAGGTGCTGACATAATGAAAAAAAAATAGTAATGTGTCTAAATGGACATAGACGCAGTTATTACAAATTTAGAAATACAATTAGAATCAATGTATAATCCTTATGGGCATTATATATGTTTAAGATTTATAGATACTAAACCTACATTTCCTAAAGTCACAAGAACATTAGAAGAATTAAAAAAATATGGAGATGTGTTAGTGGTTAATCATAAATACACTTTTGAAGAAATAAATGAAAAGACAGATATGTCTCATTTAGAAATTACAAGGCATTAAATATGGGGGATTTCTCCCCCACACTACTATTAGTTTGGTTTCCAATTAGTCAGCTTATCTATGGCTAATTGATTAATAGATTTTTGTTTTAAGCTATCACAATAACTATGAGCATTTTTTGCTTCTATCTTCATATAAAGATGTAGCTTTTTCCTACGAGAAAGTTCTTTTTTAACTTCCTTGTATCTCTCATCATTAGTTGCTTTCACTTTAGCTTGTGCAACAGATATAGATTCATTTATCTGCTTTTCACTTACAACAAAATCAAAGACTTCTTGGACTTGATCTTTAGCCTCGTCATATTCTATTTCTGCATCAATACTTCTTTTATCTAAAGTATCTATGTAGATAAGAATCTTATTAGGGTCAAATTCAGTTGGTCTTAACTTGATGTAATTGGGTAATGAATCTTTTTCTGCCATTACTTATAATCGTTCTGACTTAACTGTTGCTCGTATTCATCAGGATTGAAGTCCGACTTTCCCCATTCCTTTTCAGATTGAGGTAATTGGTCGTCCATATCATTTCCTTGTTGATACGATTGCTTTGGTTTATTAAAAGCTGGATTTGTTTTTGTCTTATCGTAATAAGGAAACAATTTCCAACCATTAACTCTATTATCCCAAAATCCTTTTAAAACTAGATTTTGGTTATTTAGATTAACTTCTAAAATACACCCACTTTTTTTTGTAGATGTTATTCTAGCAGTTCCTCCATTACTATCAGAGCCATTATTATTATAACTTTTTTTCTGATAGTTGTTGTTGTACTGTGTCTTATATCCTGACATCAGATTCTCCTTTGTTAATTATCCCAATAATTATTCATTGAAGTCATAATATATTTTGCTCCAATAAAAGCATTGAGAAGTTTTTTATTTAAAGGAATTTCCTGAACATCAATCTTTTTATCACTTTTTGGTAATCTAACCACAAGTGCTTTTGAGATTTTTTGTTTAGTTTCTTCCTCATACGCAAACCAATAAGCATTTAATTGTAAATAATAATCAAATGATATTTGGTTACTTGTTTTAATATCAATCAAAACAAGATTTTCTTCCTTGTCTTTAACAACAAGGTCAAGAGTACCAGCATAATTATATTTTTTACAATATAATTTTTTTTCTATTTCAATAGGCTCATACTCTTGATTTTCCCACCATTTCAAAAACAAGTTCCAACAATTTACAACTCGTTTATCATTTTGAGTAGGAATTTCTTTGCCTTTAAGATAATCTTCCACCAAACCATGAACAACTGTTCCTATTCGTCCAGCTTCTTTCATTATCTTATCAGTAGCACCTTCTGCTTCAGCAAATATCTTTTCTAAAGATAATCTATCTAATTGTATATTATCATTTAGCATTTGATTAATTTGTCTTTTTGCTTGACCTAAAGGAAATTGTACTTTCCAATTAGTTAAGCCATCTTTAATCAAACCTCTAGATGTTATGCCTGTTACAGAGGGAACTTTTTTTCCACCAACTTTGTATGTATGCGTTGGTTCGTCATAGTATAAAACAATACCATTTTTTAGATTGTATTGCATTTTTCCCTTTCTAACTAAATCGTTGCCAAAAAAAGTTTATATCATAATTATAGTATTTTGATAATGCAAACATTTTAGCAACATCAGTTTTAATACCTTTTTCAAATTTATATAAATCATAAATTGAATGAAAGTATTTTTTGTTGTCTTGAACAACCGCTTCCGCAGTCATATTTTTATTAAGTCTAAGATTCTTAAACTTAATACCAACAATACGATTAAAAAGTCGTCCATCTTCTTTTTCTTTAAAAGAAGCCAACATACCTTTTAACATAAAATTGGATTTGGTCTCTTTATCCATCATATATCCTTTCTAGTTTAGAACCGAGTGTCCACGATTAACTAAACATTTTCTATAAATGGATTCATGCTGAGTATCAGCAGTTGGACTTTCTATCCAAAAGATTATGCCACCCCAGAAAGTACTATTGTTATCTGCAACAGTTTTACAATGTTGCAAATCATTAGTTATTTCTCTAGCTCTATCTTCAGTGAAAGTACCACTTTTTCCAGCAGTATCAACAACAGGCTTATACGCACAGCTTGTTGCGAATAACATTAAAAGTATCCACTTTTTCATGTTGTCCTTTCCTCTCTAGTTTATATTCTGTTTTATTTTTACATTTAGATAAGCAAACAGAATCATACTCATCTAAATAGTCTAAAGTGCTACGACCTTTTCTTTCTATTATTCTATTCATAGCACTTATTCTTTTATCTTTCCAAGAATTTACCATAGCAAACTCCCCAAGATAAAACCTACTAAAAAGCATATCCACTCTCTACGATAATAGAGTTCTAATGCTTTTAAATCATTTTTACTTTTTCCAAAAAATAACATATTCACTCCCTTGTTTAAATTGATAAGTGGGGATAAAAATCCCCACCTATTTATAATTCGCCTCTTTTACAAAACTTTAATTCGTTTCCGAATCTAGCTTTATCAAAGACTGCTAAATCATTTTCATTTTCATTATACCTAATTATATATTTCCATAAGCTACCATCATCATCAAAAAAATCATGTTCTTTCAGATGTTTATGAATATTATGGACTTTATGTGTTTCAGCATAAATTACAAAAACTTTATCTCTTAATTGTTCTTTTTGTTCAAGAGTAATATAAAAACCCACTTTATTAGGTTTCCATTCTTCAGGAACAATACCTTTAAGCCAAGCACAAATGAAATCTTTGCAAGTTTTAGGTCTATCATTGTAGATTTTACAACCTACTCCGATTTCACAGTGCTTACACCAAGAATACATCTTGGTTTTAAAGTTTTTAGGTTTAAGTATATGAGGAATTTTGCAACATAAATTGCAATCTCCACATTTACGATTCATTAGAGAATTTATCTACTTTTTTTAGTGGTTTTTCCAAACTATTGTAACCAATAATTTTATCGTTTCTAGATTTTATACAATCTTTAACAACTTCTAAATCTTCAATAATTTCTGTTAATCTTTCTTGAAGATATTTAGCAGTATAAATAAAATCATCTCTATCCGCATCATCTTTAGTAGGAACTAAATCTTTTAATCTTTTAATTTGATTAGTAAGACCTCTTTCTTCTACTATCATATTTGGTTGAATTGACATATTTGTCCTTTTCTAGTTAATTTAATGTAGCTGACATCATCAGTACCTAGGAACAACCCTAGATAGACAAGGGGAATTAAATCCCCTTGTTTCGTCTATATTCTTATTTGCATTGGGTTATGAGCAAAGATAATCAAACCACCAAGTTCTTGTAATTGTCTAGACCTTTGATCTGATTTTTCTTCATCATTAGCAATATTAGTAATTGCATTAGCAAGTTCATATTTGCTAGTAGAAAAAGTATCTCCTACATAATGTTTTAACCTTTCAAAGATTTGTGCTCTTTCAGAATCAGAAACACCATGTCTTTTAGTAAGTTGAACAATTTCATGAGAAGTTACTTTCTTTTCAGTAGCATCTTTTAGTTTTTGCAAGTTTTCCTGAAATAACTCTGGATTGCTTACAAGTTCTATTTGCTCTTGCATTTTCTTAATAATAGTAATCCATTGTTCATCTTTCTCTGGACTAATTATTACTTTACCAACATGCTTTGCGTAGAAACGATTTAAGTATCTTGGTGCTACCATTCCATTAGTACAAACTAATCTGTAAATAAATGGTTGGATAATTAAACTACCACCACCAACTTCTGAATTAGTAATAGTAATACCACCTTGAACTATATCGTCTTTTTCCACTTCTCCCTCAAGTTTTGGAAGAACTGCAGTAATATTTAAAGTATCTCTATCATAATGAGAATATTTTAAATCTGCATTCATATCCATCAACTTGTTTAAAGAGTGATTAGCAACAACATCATTATCAATTCTTTTATACCGATTTGACATAATTGCTCTGCACTGTTTAGAATCATTTTCAAATGTTCTAATCATTAACTCTCTACTTTTAGTTTTATTAATCCAAAAGTTTAAGTTATGTGCAACAAGGTCTTGAGATACAGGTAAACATTTATTTATATAATGTGTACCAATCTCTAATCTTCCACAAAGTTGATTTAACGAATGATCTGTTAAATTATATTGTGTAGGACTATCCGTAACTTGAATGTTAGGGAACACCTTTTCGCTTTTGTTGATTTGTAGTGCGTTTAATGTAACAATATAATCTTTCTTATATTGAACATCATTGTTAATTTTTTGCACTACTTCTTTTATATCATGACCTTTTTTCATGATTTCCTCCTAGTTATAATTAATGCGACTGGCATCATCAGTAGCTATCCATCACGATAACTAGACAAATTTTATTTGTTTCGCCATTACTTGACTACATCGTAGGAATTACCCAGCACTCTGTGTGGACTTCCAAGACTTAAGAGACTATTGTAGTATTGCAAGGCATCAGCCGACTACAATTTCAAGGCAAAACTTAGAATTACCTATCTTGGCACTGAATTGGTTTTTATGAGTTTAGAGAAAAGTACCAATTAAACATATTCTAGTATCTTTACTATGACTCATTTGCAAAAATAAGAAACAAGTTTGTTTTCAGCAAAAAAGAGGCTTTTTGGCAGAATCATACTAAATTGGCAAATTTTTTGACGATTTTTAATTCCCTTAATAGTATATATTGAACTTAATGATTAAATCGGCTAATTATAAAAATGAGGTTTTAAAAAATATTCTTTTACGAATCATAAAGCCTCCCTTTCTAGTTAAAAAATGTGTGGGGAGTTTAACCGATTTCTCCCCATACACAATCCCACAGGAGAAACAATGACACAAGAAGCTAACAGCTTCAATCAAGCTATTGGAAATAAAATAAAAGATGCAAGATTGAAAGCTAAATTAACACAAACTAAACTTGCTAAACATTGCGACATAACTTTTCAGCAAGTTCAGAAATATGAAAAAGGTGTAAATGGTTGTAGTGCTTTTAGATTAGATCAAATATCTAAAAAACTAAAAGTACCAATAACTTATTTTTTTGTTGATAATTTTAATTCAAGAATAAGTCTTGAAATACAACAATTAGATAAAAATGGTAAATTAAAACCATTATTATTAACTGAAGAAATGGAAGTAACAGATGATAAAAGTTCAAGTAGATAAAATATGGCTTGGTAAAGTAAGTGTAAGAGATTACATTTATAAAAAAGCATTAAGGAAAAAAGAATCGTTAGGCATTGTTCATGGAAAAGAATATATGTTTATTCCTTATGGCGACTTAAAAAAAGCAAAACAATATACAGATGAAAGTTTTAAATCTAAATTTAATGATAAGAAATATAGACTTGTTGATTTTGATTGGAAACCTTTTAAACCTGAAAATGTTAATCAAGGGAGATTGGTATGATACATATAGATAGTTATAAAATTTTTTCTTATGGCAAAACTTGGAAAAAAGGAAAAGAAGCTAAAGAAGAAACAATACAAAAAATGCTAACATCAAAAGAATGTATTTCAGGAAAACAATTTTTACAATTATTATCTGATCTTGATGACGCATGGCATCATCATGAGGGAAAAGATATAGAAATTGAAGTTACATTTAAAGGAGTTGCTAATGAGTGATGAAAAATTTTTAGATATTCCTAGTGATGATATAACTCAACAAGCTACACCTGAAGAACATTATTTTTCTAAATCAAAAAATCAATGGCTTATGGTTTCTGATATGTCAGATATGCATGTAAGGAGAGCATTCAAAAGATTACTGCGTATGATTAGATTAGAACAATTAGTAGAAGTTGATAATGTTACTAATCAAACAATTACAAAAGTTAAAATTTCTGAAGAATTAAACAGTATGAAAAAACATATTGCAAAGATTGAGGAACTTAACAATGAATAATGGATTATGAAAAACCAATTAGTTATCTTGAATTTAAACTAAATAAGGAACTTGCTTATGAAAATACTTATGGCAAAGATGATAAGATAAGAAAAGAATACGAAGAATATCTAGAAAGGATAAAAAATGGACAAAAAGGAATGGATAAAACATTGTAAATGGTTAGATACTTTTAGAGGTAAAAATGTTGAAAAAGATATGGAGAAGTTTTCTAAAGAGAAACCGAAGAAAAAGAAAAAAAAGAATAGTTAGTGGCTATTATTTTGATGGTAAAAAAATGACAATTTTATATGAAAAAAGAAGATAGAAAAAGATTTGATAGATTAAAAGAATTAGGTTGTGTTGCTTGTGGTTCAAACAATGTAGTAATACACCATATTAGAAAGCATACAGGATTATCTTTAAGACCAGACCATCAAGATACAATTCCTTTATGCCCTAAACATCACAATATGGGGAACGAATCAATACATCTTAACAAGAGGTTGTTTGAAGAAAAATTTGGTACTGAAAAACAACTATTAATAAAAACCAATATAGAAATAAATCAATTAGAAAGGAGATATTTATTTTATGGAGGAGAAAACTAATAAGTTTCACGCATTGCAATTATTTACAGATACATTTGCGGCAGAAACAGTACATTTAACTAACGAGCAAGTAGGAATTTATATAAGATTATTATGTTTTGCTTGGACTAAAAATGCTAAAATGTTCACTAATGATTCAGCTTATAGGATATGTCAATGTATTGATGATGAATGTAAAAGAAAAGTTGATGGAGTTTTAATAGAATTTTTCAAAAAAAATGGTATATCAGGAAATACAACTTATTGGCTTCATAAAAGATTGACAGCAGAACATGAGTATTTAACAGCAAAATATAAGAAAAGGTCAGAAGCTGGTAAAAAGGGTATGGAAAGTCGTTACAATGGTGTTACTAACAAAACCATAACTCCTATACCTATTCCTAGTCCTATACCTAATAAGAATATATACGACCAATCCTTTGAAGAACTTTGGAGTAGTTTAAATATAAAACGAGGTTCAAAATTTTCTGCAAACAAAATATTTCAAAAAATTTCAGAGGAAATACAGGATATTGATATTGCAGAAATATATAATAAACAACAATCAGGAGTTGAAGCCAAATTTGTGCCACATTTTAGCACATGGCTTATGCAAAGAAGATGGGAAATACAAGAGCAAGACCAAAAACATCAAGAAAATCCAGCAGATTTGAGAACAAAGATGGAAAATTTAGGGTATAATTTTAGGCATAGTGAAGATAATTTTGACTACTTCAAAAAAGATGGAAAAGAGTATAAAATAGATAGGTATGACAAAGATCATATAATACACAATGTTGAATGAAAGCACTTTTAAGAATTTTCAAATATGCTAGAAGAAGAATTATAGCTTTATCTTTGGAGAATCGTAGATTAAAAGCAAGAATATTAATATTACAATCGGCGATTGAGTCAGAGGTTGAAACAAAGCATTAATGGTTAAAAAGAAATCAAAATTTAGACATATTGCAATAGATAAAAAAAAATATTATTTTTATGAAATTAAATGGCTTGATATTTTAGGAGATTCAGGTCATGCCACATCTAAAGAATTTGATTTAATGCAACCAGCATTAATGACGACAACAGGATATGTTTATTCTAAAGATAAAAAGAACTTAAAAACATTTTCAAGCTATGATGATAAAGAAGAATCATTTAGCGATAGAAATGTATTTCCTATTGGTGTAATAAAAGAAATGATTAAGATTAAAATATGAAACTTGAAGAAGTTGATATAAATTCTATTAAGCCATACAAAAATAATCCTCGAGAGATACCGATAGAAGCGGTAGATAAAGTTATGCAATCAATAAAACAATTTGGCAATAATCAACCTATTGTTGTTGATAAAGATAATGTTATTGTTGTTGGACATACTCGTTGGAGAGCATTAAAAAATTTAGGCAAAAGTAAAGCATTTATTGTTAAAAAAGATTTTAACAAATCAGATGCTATTGCATATAGGATTATGGATAATAGGGCAGGAGAAAATTCTAAATGGGAAAAAACATTATTAAAATTAGAATTAGAAACATTAAAAGAACAAGATTTTAATTTAGATTTTACAGGATTTAATTTTGATGAAATAAATAATCTTTTAGAAACCCAACCTATATTCAAAGCACCTAACGATATGATTGCTGATATAAATACCGAATCTATCCAAGCACCAAGTTCAACAGTAAAGATGATGCAGTTATTTTTCACAACAGAAACAGAAAAAAAGTTTAGAGATATGATTAAAGAACTACAAGAAATTCATGGAAAAACTAACATTACAGATACAGTTTATGCTATAATAGAAAAAGATTATGAAAATAATAAAAGTTAATCCTGTATTAAGCGGCGATGAAGTAAAAAAATTAGAGGGCGAATTTTTAGAAGAAAGACATATCAAAACTTTACTAAAAGAAGATACAATAGTATATAATGAAAAAGATGAGCCACTATGTGTATTTAAAAAAAATTGCATTCCTAGTAATCATGCAGAAAAAGCATATCACTCATTAAAAAAAGCAATAGGAAAAACAAGTAATAGAGGAAAAGCTGGAGGAAATTTTAATTTTAAAGTTGGCGATTTAGTAGACGGCTCTATTGTTGGTAAAGTATTAAGCGGTAACAGATTTATACCTTTAAAAAAAGATGGTACATTGTCAAATTCGCCAAAGTCAAAAAATGTTAATTCAAGCATAATAGGATATGCTGATAGATACCCTAGAATACCATATTGTAGGCAAACAGCTTTTACAGAAAAACATTTTAATATTTACAAAGAATCATTACCATATATACAAAGTATATCTAAAGTTTTTGCTGAATCACTACCAGAAAGATTTGAAAATCAAAAAAAAATGTGGGATAAAACAAGTGATGACTTTAAAATACAAGATACAGTATTTACAACAGTAACAGTAAATAAAAATTTTAGAACTGCTGGACATTATGATGCTGGAGATTTGAAAAACGGATTTGGAAATTTAGCAGTATTACATACAGGAGAATATACAGGAGCATATACTGTAATAGCTAAATATGGAGTAGCAGTAGATGTTAGGAATTGCGATTTAGCTTTATTTGATGTACACGAGTTACATGGAAATACTCCAGCAATATCAAAAACACCATATGAGAGAATATCTATAATTTGTTATTATAGAGAAAAAATGATTGATTGTGGTACATCAGAACAAGAGTTACAAAGGATAAAAAATGTTAGATAATTTTATATACAGAAAAAACACGACAGACGAGAATGTTATTAAAGAAATTTTGGTTAAAAAAGCATATGGCAAGAAAAAGATAGATTTTAAAATAGAAAATGACGATGTATGGCTAGACGGAGGCTCACATATTGGAGTTTTTGGATTATATGCGGCACAACACGGAGCAAAAAAAGTTTATTGTTATGAGCCAGAAACAGAAAATTACAAAATATTACAAGAAAATATTAGGCATATATCAGAAAAATACTCTACTACTTTAGAATCATTTCAATATGCAATTAATCAAACAGGAGGAACTCATAGTTTCACTATTGCACCTAATACTTGGCGACATTCTTTAGTAAGTCATTATAAGACTAAACACCCTACAATAGAAATAAATTGTATGGCATTTGATGAAATACTAAATAGGCACCAAGATATTAACTGTATAAAGTTAGATATTGAGGGTTCTGAATTAGAAATATTCAAATATGAACACGATTGGTCTAATGTTAATAAATTAGTTTTTGAGTATTCTTTTACAAAAAATAGGAAAATGAGTGATTTCTTTGAATGCACGGACAGATTATCAAAATATTTCTTTGTAGATATTCAAAAAAGCTATTATAATCAAAAACATCAAGGACAAGAGGGATATTGGGGAGGATTTATTGACTCAATAATCTTTTGTAAAAAAAAGTAAAAAAGACATAATGGCTAGACCACTTAAAAAAGTTGACACACAAGCTATAACAAAATTAGCACAATTACATTGCACTTTTGACGAAATTGCAGAGTTCTGTGATGTATCAACAAAGACTTTACAAAGGAATTATGTCCACCTAATAAAAAAGGGTCGTGAGATGGGCAGAATAAGTTTAAGGAGAGCGCAATTTGAAAAGGCTTTAGGTGGTAATGTTGCTATGCAAATATGGTTAGGAAAACAACATTTAGACCAGAGAGATAAAATAGAACAAACAAATTTCAATGAACCATTACCTTTAATTATTGAGGGAGAATCTACAACTCTTAATGGTAAGTCTAATGGCAAGGTAAATGGCAAAGAAAAAGGGTAATCTTTACGGAAAGGTTATTGAGTACACTCGTACTGAAAATGGTACAAGCATAGGACGCAGACCAAAACTATCATCAATGAATAAGCACAAGCGAAGATCATTTAAAAAATATAGAGGTCAAGGAAAATGAAAAGACCTAACTTCTATCCTAATGGAGAGTTTATTCCTTATCAAATGCCAAAAGATTTTAGACAAGCATTAGGAAAAGAAGCCTGTGGTAATTGTGGTATGTATTCGTTGCCTAGAAATTTTTGTGGTGTATATAGAACAAAAGGAGTAAAGGATAATTTTGTTTGTAATAAGTGGAGAAAAAGACACTTTAAAAGATAATGGAATTAATAATACTAACAGATGGTGTATATCATCTAGTAGAGGTAACCAAAGAAATGACGAAAGATATAGTTTTAGTAAATGATACAATTAAATGCTTTGACCTTTGTGATATTTTAAGAATTAAATTAAGCACATACGCAGATTATCCTATTAACCAACATATGATGAATGATGGTAGTGGAGATTTTTATGGGTGTATATGCAAATAAAAGATTCAAAAGATTATTTAGTAGCAATAATATTATAGATGTATCAGTTGATTTAGGATTGATATTATTTGATGTTTTAAGTTCTCCTATTTTAATAGTAGTAAGATTATTAAGATATATCTTCAATAAATTCTTTAAGAAATTTCTAGTTAAGGGTATCAAAAAAATAATTGTTATGCTAAAAGGTAAAAATGCACGATAAATTAATTACAGGATTGTTGGCTATTCTTATTGCACTTTCAGGTTGGTCTTTATCTACAACAGTAGGTTTAAAATCTGATGTAGCTGTATTGAAAGAAAAGGTATCTAAAATGGAGAAAGATATTGAGGAAATAGGTTGGAATACTTTTGATAAAGATAAGAAAAAAAAGAAGAAAAAGAAAAAGAAGAAATTAAATGTTCAATGATAGATGGTTTATAATATTATTATTTTTTATATTAATAGGCGCTGGATTATCAGGTTGTAGTAATCCTAGTATATGTCCTGATACAACAACATTAGAAATAGGAGAAACATCTAATGGAAAAGAAAAAAACAGTAAATCCATTAAACAAAGTTTCAAATGGGGAAAGAAAAAGTGTAATGAAACCAATTAGTGAAAATACACATTTTAAAACTGATCTAAAAACTTTAGTAATGATAATAGGTGCAATAGCAATAGCAGTATGGACTTATAGTGAAATCAATAACAGAATTATATCTTTAGAAACTTCAAAAGAATTAATGATAGCTGATTTAGAAAAGAATACAGAATTTAGAATCAAATGGCCTAGAGGAGAATTAGGTTCACTTCCAGCAGATAGCGAACAATTTATGTTAATAGAACACATGGCAGGTCAATTAGAAAAAGTAGAATTACAACTTGAATCAGGAATGCACAATAAAGTTAATATAGAATTTTTAAAACAACAGGTTGAGAAACTTCAGTCTGATGTTGAAAAGCTAAAAGATAAAGTCAGAAAGAATGGTAGCCACCAATGATGGAAAAAATATTAACATTATTAGTAGGACTTTTAATTGCTTTAGGTGGTTGGTCGTTGTCTAGGACTTTTGAACTATCTACTAGCCAAGCAATTCTTGAAACTAAAGTTGAGAAGTTAGAATTTGAAGTAAGAAATACAGAAGAAAAAATGTCTGAAATGTTTGATATGGACGAAGAAATTATGAAACAACACGAACAATTATTTAAAAAATTAGAAAACACTAATACAGGATATAATTATAATTAATGATATTAAGTATTTTATTTGTAGGATTAATTTATTTATCTATAATTTGGTTGCTTATAAAATGGAATAATGAGGAGGTAAGATGATAGAAACAGTTTTTGCACTTTTATTAATAATGGATCACGAGATTAAGGAACACAGAATTCAAGATAGTTTATCTAAATGTCTTAAAGCTAAAAGATATGCAATGAGAGATAAAAAAGCTGGAGATAGAGTTCAGTATAAATGTATTAAATCTAAAGCTAATATCGAAATATATATGGGGGAGAAGAAAATAACTTCTTTAATATTAGAATGATAGATGCTGAAGATAGAACTTACGAAAATGAGACAAGACAATTAAAAAATATAATTGACTCTAAAGAAGCTGAAATAACTACATATCAATCTAGCCAAACAGCTTTATATGCAGAAGTTAAAAAATTAAAAAAAGAAAATGATGAATTAAGACTATTTAAGATTAAAGCAGTAGAAGAAGCTAAAAAGGAAGCTGATAGCTTGATGATTAATAAATGTTTAAAATATGAAGATGAAATTAAGGAAGTAAAAGAAGATAATAAGAAATTAGCAAAACAGATTGAAGATTTAAAAAAGGAAGCAAAGGATATGTTATTATATCCATAATTTTATGACACAGAGTATTACTATGATTGATTGGTTTATTGATAAGATTGGTAGAATATCTAGAAGCATTTTTCATTGGACTTGGAGAGTTCAAACTCACAGAAAATACTATAAAAATAGAAACAAAGAACAATGAATTATTTATTAACGATGTTTATTTGTTCAGTAGGAGTACAAGGTACAACTTGTTTGCCACCTATAACATTTGATATATTGTATAAAGATGGATATGACTGTATGGTAGATGGTTATACAAAATCACATGACAAAATTGTTGAAATTGGAAGAGAAGAAATTAACAAACATAAGATATTTGTAAAGTTTGGTTGCTATGAAGATCTCTCTAACAAACCCACAACATAAGGTAAGTAAATCAAATAAAAGGTTTAGAGTTTTAGTATCAGGTAGGAGATTTGGTAAGACCTATCTTTGTATTACTGAAATGATGAAATATGCTACACAAGTTAATAAGACTATATGGTATGTAGCACCAACATTTAAAATGGCTAGAGAAATAGTATGGTCTAAACTAAAACAAATGTTATCTGAATTTAATTGGATAGATAATATTAACGAATCAAATTTACAAATAAGAGTTAAAAAAACAGGCAGTACAATATCATTAAAAGGTTGCGAGAACTATGACTATTTAAGAGGTGTTGGTATTGACTTTTTAATATTAGATGAATTTGCTGACATTGATGAAAAGGCATGGACAGAAGTATTAAGAGCATCTATTGCTGATACCGAGGGCGATGTTTTAATGTGTGGTTCTCCTAAAGGATATGGTAATTGGAGTTATCGTATGTATGAAAAAGGAAAGTTAGAACAAGAATGGGATAGTTTTCAATTCACTACTTTGCAAGGTGGTATAGTTTCAAAGGAAGAAATAGAACAAGCTAAACAAGATTTAGATTTAAGAACATTTAGACAAGAGTTTGAGGGTACATTTGAAAATTATGCTGGTGCTGTATATTATAACTTTCATGCTGTTGATAATGTTAAGCCAAAAGCAATAGATTGGAAAAAACCATTACACATAGGATTAGATTTCAATGTTGACCCAATGAGTGCCGCAGTAGCACAAATAGATAAAGATAATATACATTTTGTTGATGAAATTATTATTTATTCAAGTAATACAGATGAAATGGTACAAGAAATAAGGGATAGATATGGAAGCAAACAAAGAATTTTTGTTTATCCTGACCCAGCTTGTAGGCAAAGAAAAACTTCTGCTGGTGGTAAAACTGATTTAACAATATTACAAAATGCTGGGTTTAATGTTAAATGTAAAATACGACACAGTCCTATTAGAGATAGAGTCAATGCAGTTAATTCAAGATTGAAGTCTGCTGATGGAAAACGATATATTTTTGTATCGCAATCTTGCAAAACTATGATAAAAGGTTTACAAAGACAAATATACAAGGAAAACACAAATATTCCTGATAAGGAAGAAGGTTACGACCACATGAATGACGCAATTGGATATTTAGTTGAAATAGTTAAACCACTAATAACAAATCCAACTTCATTTAAACCTCAAAGATGGAATATAAGACAAAGGTAATATGGCATACTCTAGGGAAGAAGCATTAACAACTCACAAAGACTTTCAGCAAAATATAAAAAATTGGGAGTATTATATTCGTTCCTATAATGGTGGCTATGATTATATGATGGGACAATATTTAAATAGATATAATTTAGAATTAGACCAAGAGTTTAATCAAAGACTTGCCAATACACCTTGCGATAATCATTGTAAAAATATTATTCAAATTTATTCTTCATTTTTATTTAGAGTAAAAGCTAGTAGAGATTTTGGTGCTATGGCAGATGAAGCTAGTTTAGAAACATTCTTAAAAGATGCTGATTTAGATGGTAATAATTTTACAAGTGTTATTAAACAAGCACAAAATTATGCGTCTATTTATGGACATAGTTTTTTAATATTAGATAAACCAAAAATACAAACTGATACAAAGGCAGAAGAACTTAATCAAGATATAAGACCTTACCTATCAATCGTTACTCCTGAAAATGTTTTTGATTGGAATTATAAAAGATTACCAAATGGAAAATATGTTTTAGATTATTTAAAGATTAGGGAAGAAGTTGATAAAGGTGGCGGAACTTATTTTAGATGTTGGCACGAAGATGTAGTTGATACTATTTATGTTCCAGATGGTGGAGCTGAACCTGTTTTGATAGATACTGCCGATAATCAGATTGGCAAAATACCAGCAGTTATTTTATACAATGCAAAGTCACATAAACGAGGCATTGGTCAATCTGACCTTACAGATATTGCTGATTTACAAAAATCTATCTATAATGAATTTAGTGAAATAGAACAATTAATAAGATTAACCAACCACCCATCATTAGTTAAAACAAATGGAGTAAATGCTAGTGCTGGTGCTGGTGCTATTATAGAAATGCCTGAAGAAATGGAACCAAATTTAAAACCATATCTATTACAACCATCAGGACAAAATTTAACTTCAATAATGGACTCAATAACTAAAAAAGTTGATTCAATTAATAGAATAGCACACACAGGAGCAGTAAGAACAACTAAAACACAAGTATCAAGTGGAATAGCATTACAAACTGAATTTGAATTATTAAATGCAAGACTATCTGAAAAAGCTGACAACCTACAATTAGCTGAAGAACAAATATTTAAGATATACGCAGAATATCAAAATGCAAACTTTGATGGAGAAATAAATTATCCTGATTCATTTAACATAAGAGATTATGCTAGTGATTTAGTATTTTATCAACAAGCTAAAGCTGTCAATGTACCATCTTCTACTTTGAATAAAGAAATAGACAAAGAAATAGCAAGAGCAGTAGTTGATGATGATGAAAAACTTGGAGAAATATTTGATGAAATAGATGCTAATAAAGAAGTTGGGCAATTTACCCAAGAAGAACCTCAACAAGAAGATCAAGAGGTAGAGGAAGAAGAAGTTTAATGAATGTCAGATATTATTCAAGATTTTGCAGATTACAGAATTAGGTCTATTGAATTAGCCGAAGCCAAATATTACGAATCCTTAATTAAAACTTTAGATAACATTGAAAGACAAATAACAAGTCTTGCTGGTAGAACATTACCCACAGATGATTTAGGTAGATTGTTTGATTTAAAAATAGCAGTATCAATGCAACCAAAGATTAGAACGATTCTAGAAAAGGAATATTTAGCTTGGAGTGATACAGTTGTAAGAGAGGGATTTAATAAACAAGCTAAAAGAATTGAAAAAGCATTTAAAGGAATAAAGGTAGCAAAAGAATTTCAACAATTAACTAATGCTGATTTAACATTAATTACTAATTTAAAAAGACAAACATTTACTCAATTTAAAGATGTATCTAATACTATGACTAGAAGATTAACTGAAAAAATATATCAATCTACATTAACGAGTGTAGAATTTGTAGAATTAGAAAAGGATTTAAGACAAACTATTAATGGTATTTATGCTAGAGCAGATGATAAGAAAGTTAATAAGCTAGTTAATAGTATTAAAAAAGATGAAGTTAAACTTAAAAAAATAAGAAGAAACTCTATTGCTGGAAAGAAATTAAGGCAAAAATTAGACAACAATATTCAAGTATTACAATCTAAATTTGCTAGTGATCGTGCTGGGGAAAATATGAAACGATATGCTGGGCAGATATTAAATGATTCATTAAGAGAATTTGACGCACAACTTAACCTTGCAAAGTCTAAAGATGCTGGATTAACATATTTGAAATACCAAGGTTCATTAATACCAACAAGTAGAGATTTTTGTAGGGTTGTAAGAAGTGGTGGTTATGATATACGAAAGAATGGACTATTCACAATTGATGAAGTCAAACGACTATGGAGTAGTAGAGGTTGGAAAGGCAAGAAGTCTGGAAACCCTTTAATAGTTCGTGGTGGTTATAATTGTCGTCATCAATGGAGCTATGTCAATCCTGATTGGTATGACAGTAGCGGTAAACTTATAATGTAAAGGAGAAAACATGTCTGAAGAAAATAAAACTGTTGAACCAGCAGAACAAAATGTTCAAGCTACAACAGAAGTTAAAGAGGAAGTAAAAGAACAACCAAAAATAAATTCTTTTACACAAGAACAGCTAGATAATATAATTAAACAAAGATTAGAAGCTGAAAAAAGAAAACACGATAAACAATTAGAAGAAATCAAGAAGCAAGACGAAGAAGCACTTAAAGAAAAAGAAATTAAGGAAGCTAAATCTAAAGCTGAACTTGAAAAGCTAATGCAAGAGAGAATAGCTGAAAAAAATACTGAAATTCTTAAATATAAAAACGAAATTAAGAAAGAAAGAATTGACAATTCAGTATTATCTGTTGCGTCTAAAATGAATGCTATTAACCCACAGCAAGTTGTTGATTTGTTAAAAAGGGATATAAAACTTAATGACGATAATCGTATAGAAATACTTGATAATAATTCAAATATTAGGTATAACGAAAAAGGAGAACTACTTACGATTGAACAAAGAGTCAAGGAGTTTTTAGATGCTAACCCACATTTCTCGCAAGGGTCTAAGTCTGGTACAGGGAGTCAGAGTAGCATTGAGGGGAAAACTGTAAAACCTTTTAATATTCAGGATTTAGATATGAGTAAGCCAGAAGACCGTGCTAAATATGCTGAGTATCGCAAACAACGAGATTCAAAACCTACTCAAATTAACTTAAACAAATAAATATAGAGGAAAATAACAATGGCAAACGAAACAACATCGTCAACACTCTCGGAACTATACACTGAGATTGTTGCAGAAGCATTATTCGTAGCAAGTGAAAGATCAGTAATGAGACCACTTGTAAAGAACTATGCTATAAGTGGTGGTGGAAAGTCAGTTGAAGTTCCGATCTACTCTGCAGTTTCTGCGGCGGCAGTATCAGAAGCTTCTGATTTATCTAACACAGCAATCAATCCAAGTTCAGTTACAATAACTGCATCTGAAAATGGAATTATGACTACTCTAACAGATTTAGCAAGAAATGCGGCACCAAGAAATGTTGCGGCAGATATTGGTAAACTGTTTGGAGAAGCGATTGCAAAAAAAATAGACACAGACTTAACTGCATTATTTGATGGATTTTCAACATCTGTCGGTAGTGCTGGAGCAGAAGTAACTGTTGATACACTTTTTAAATCATCAGCAACTTTAAGACAAGCGGCAGTACCAGCAGGTTATTCTTGTGTTCTTAACCCAAAAGTAGCTTACAATGTTAAAAAAGCATTGACTAATACTTTCGTAAATCCAAATCCTAATGACTTGACTAACGAAGCATTAAGAACAGGATATATCGGAAATATTGCTGGTGCAAGAATCTTTGAAACATCAAATGTAGATGGAACTTCTGACACAGACAACTGTAAAGGTGGTATGTTCCATCAAGATGCTTTAGGTTTAGCAATGATGCAAGACTTGAAAATTGAAACTCAAAGAGATGCATCTTTAAGAGCAGATGAAATCGTAGCAACTGCAGTTTACGGAGTTGGCGAATTACATGACTCTTATGGTGTAGAAATACTTGGAGAATCAGTAATCAACTAATAACTACTTTTCTATGGCGAGGAAACTCGCCATAGGATATAACAGGAGATATTATGGATATAAAATTAACAAATGGAAAAAAAACCATTACTAGAACAAAAGAACAATACGAAGCTAATATAAATCATTTTACTAAAAGAGGTTTTAAACCTTTAACTGATAAACCAAAAAAAATAATAGAAAAAGATGAAAATATAGTTAAACTAAAACCTAAAAAGAAAAAAGGAAAGAAATGAAACATTTAGAAAAGTATTGGAATATGGCAAAAGATAACCCTAAAGTAACTGCTGGTGTTATTGTTGCTATTGTGGTTATTATAGCTTTGGTAGGTTAATATGGCAAATTACACAGGTGCTAATGTAATTAATGCTGGTGATGTATCTAATTATCAAGCTGATATATATGAGTTTGGTTTTTCATCTACATCATCAGAAGTAACATTTTTTATTACACAAACAACTAATGATATTTTAAGAGAGTTGCGTATTCGTTGGTGGCCTGTTTATAAAACAAATGTCTATACAGATATAACAGTTTTAAATACTGCTGAAATGGTAGATACAAAAGTTAATTTAGACCAATTTAAAAGAGCTGGTGCTTTTTTATTTTTATCTAAATTTTTTTTACCAACTATAACAAAGTTTAGACCTGAAGCTGATAAAGATAGATTTGAAAGAATGATTGAATTTTATAGAAGTGAATACAACAAAGAATTTCAGTCTATATTAGAAGATGGTGTAGAATATGATAGCGATGCTGGTGGTACTATTTCTGTAAATGAAAAAGAACCTTTGCATGGTTCAAGAAGATTAACTAGATAATGTTAAATGCTAAAGTTACATCTAATCTACCTTTAGTTAGAAAAAGATTTAATAAATTTTTTAAAAGATTTCCACATATAATCACACAAGGTTTAGAACAAGCTGGTGTTCAATTAAAAACAATTATAGATACAAGAACTGATAAAGGTATAGATATAAACAAAAGAAAATTTACTGCATACAGTCCTAGTTATGCAGAAGAAAAAGGGAAATCAGTAGTAAATCTTCAAGATACTAATAGAATGTTACAATCTATTGATTCTAAAACAAGAAATAAAAATCAAGTACAAATATATTTTAGAAGTCAAGCACAAGCAAAAAAAGCATTATGGCATCAACAAGGTATGGGAAAATTACCAGAAAGAAAATTTTTTGGATACAATTTAGCCACAGAAAAGGTTATAAGAAGATCGTTTGAACAATTTATAAAAAAAGAAATTAAAAGATTAAAGATATGAGTAAAAGAGAAGATATTGCAAGTCATATAGTTTCCACAATTTCTGGAATATCAAGTCCATCAATTAAAAAGGTAACTAGACAACCTTTTAATTTAGAAGAATTATCACAAGCACAATATCCAGCAGTATTAGTACAAACACAATCAGAAGAAAAAGAAGATCAAGAAATAGGAAGTGGTGCTAAATCAAGAATAGGTAATTTAGAATTTTTAATAACAGGATATACAAAAGGAACTGAAGATAATATAGATACTGCTAGAAATAATTTGGCAAGTGCTATTGAAACAGAACTTGAATCTGATATAACACGAAACAATAAAGCATTAGACACAGAAGTTATTTCATTGGAAACTGATGCTGGTACTCTATTTCCTTATGGTGCTATCAGTATGGTTGTTAGAGTAATTTATGAACATGATAGTGCAACTCCATAGGATAAAATATGAACGATAAAACATTAGACAAAGCAGAAAAAAAATTAGATAAAATTGAAGAATTAGTAGCAGATATTAAAGAACTTATTGATACTCATAGAGAAATAGACGATGGTAATACAGTGGATATGGAAGATGAAGAAAATGAGTGGGAAGATGATGAAGAACTTGACGAAGAAGAAGATAAATAGTAAAAGACATTATGGCTAAAGACATTAAATTATATAAAGATGGGAATGAAGTTACAATTAATGAAACTCAACTTGAAAATTTTTTAGCTTTAGGCTGGAAACAAGAAAAACAAAACAAGCAAACAAGTAAAAAGGATACTAAAACATGGCAACACATCACGGAAAAGAAGGAGTCGTAACTGCTGGTGGATCTGGTGTTGGGGAATTAACAGGGTTCACTTTAGAAACTACTGCAGATGTTGTAGAAGATACAGCTTTAACAGATGCAACTAAATCATTTGTTGCTGGAAGAACATCATTTTCAGGAACTTTAGAAATGAATTATGATGAAACTGATTCTCCACAACAAACTTTAACAGTAGGAAGTTCTATATCTTTTGTTTTATTACCAGAGGGTAATTCTTCTGGAGATGAAAAATTTACAGGAACAGGTCTTATTACAGGAATGTCTGTTAGTAATGCGATGGATTCAATAATTACAAGATCAGTTACTTTTCAAGGCACAGGAGCATTGACAAGAGCAACTGTATAATAATATTGTATGAAATTTATTGACAGAGCAAAATCTCATTTTGAGTCTCTTGGTGTTCAACATATAGAAGTTGAAGAATGGAAAGATGAAGCTGGTAATCCTAGTGTCATTTATTGGAATCCTATAACCTTATCTGAAAAAAATAAATTATTTAAAAAGTCTGATAATCTTAATGATGTCAGTATTCTTGCTGATATTTTAGTTATGAAAGCAGTAGATAAAGATGGCAATAAACTATTTACATTAGAAGATAAAATAGGTTTAATGCACAAAGTAGATTCAGATGTCCTCTCACGCATAGCCACAGAAATGGTAAAAGCAATCAATCCTGAAGAAGTAAAAAAAAACTAAAATCTGATCCTCAACTAAAGAATTGTTTTATTGTAGCAGATAGGTTAAAAATATCCTTAAAAGAAGTTTTACAAATGGAAGAATGGGAGTATAACCATTGGTTAGGCTATCTTTTATTAGAAAATGAAGAACATACACACGAAATGAATAAGGCAAAACACAGATAATGGCACAGAATTTAGTTTTAAATATATTAGCAAAAGATAAAACACGAATGGCTTTTAATGGTATTCGTGCTGGTTTAACAAATTTAAGAAGTGCAGTATTTTCAGTTCAATCTGCTTTGGTAGGTATTGGTGGTGGTTTAGTTGTAAGATCATTATTAAAAACAGGAATGGAAGTAGAAAATTTAGCAGTAAGATTTAACTTCTTATTCGGTAATGTAGAACAAGGAAATAAAGCATTTCAAAACTTAACTAAATTTGCGGCAAGAGTACCTTTCTCTTTGGAAGAAATTTCACAAGCATCAGGAAACTTGGCAGTTGTAGCAAAAGATGCAGACGACTTAACAAGAATATTAAAAATTACAGGTAATGTTGCGGCAGTAACAGGATTAGATTTTGCTTTAACAGCAACTCAAATTCAAAGATCATTTTCAGGTGGTATTGCGGCGGCAGATATATTTAGAGAAAGAGGTGTAAGAGCTTTATTAGGATTTAAACAAGGAGCCACAGTATCAGTAGAAGAAACAATAGAAGCATTTGAAAAAACATTTGGTAAAGGTGGAAGATTTGAAAAAGCCACAGAAGTATTATCAACAACTTTAACAGGAACTATATCAATGTTAGGAGATAAACTTTTCAAATTTAAAACTGAAACTAATCAAGCTGGATTTTTTGATTTTGTAAAACAAGGTTTAGCAGACATTAATAATATTATGGAAGCAAATGAAAAGGTTTTAAATAATTTAGCAATACGAATATCTGAATTTATGGTTAATACAGTTAAAAATGTTTTAATAGGTGGAGCAGTTTTAATGGATACTTTAAAACCTGTATTCAAGTTAATAGGTGTTGCTATGCAAGGAATTATACAATCAGTTAAAGCATTACCATCAGGAATTAGAGAACTTGGTATTGTAGGTTTTTTAATGTTAGGTGGTAAAGGTAAGTTGTTAGTTTTACTTATAATGTCAACAATAGATATTATTCGTTCAGCATTAGGTACTGTTTTAGAAACTTATGCAAACCTTATGGATAAAGTTAATTCTGGAATGAGGAAACTAAAATTAATTAGTCAAGAAACTTTTGAGGCTAATTTATTAACATTTGACCAAATGTTTGCAACAGCACAAAAACTTAAAACACCTTTAGAAGTTATTAATAAAACAGGAAAAGATTCAGCAGATAATTGGGGAGAAGCAGAAACAGCAATAAGAGAATTTTTAAAAAATTTAGAAATAAATGCCAAGATTTCAAAAGCACAATATAATGAAATGATGGCTTTACTTAAAACAAGTAAAGATGAAGCAGAAAAAATGGGTGTTAGCTTACAGAAAATTAGAGATAATGTTTTAGAATCATTTAAAAAAGACTTTGAAAGTATTAATACTACACTTGCTAAAATGGCACAAAGTGGAATTAAAGCATTTTCAAGAGGATTAGCTGAAGCAGTTGTTATGGGTAAAGAATTAAATATGACAATGAAAGAAATAGCACAAAGAATATTAGTAGATATTTTAGCTTTTACAATACAAATAGTTATTCAAGAAGTAATTAGAAATGCTCTTAAAAAAGAACAAGTAGTTTCTGAAGAAAAAATAACAAACGAATTAAGATCACAAACTACTGAAATGAAAAGACAAGCATTTTGGAGTATGTTTACAGGAGGGTCAGGTGGTGGTTTCTTTGCAAAAGGTGGAGCAGTATCAAAAGGAAAACCGATAGTAGTTGGTGAAAGAGGTCCAGAGTTATTCGTTCCAAACTCAACAGGACAAATTACTCAAAATGCTAGAGGAACAGGTGGCGGAGGTGTTGTTGTTAATTTTAATATAGAAGCAATAGACTCAAATAGTTTCAATGATGTATTAGTAGAAAATAGAGGTATCATTACTTCAATAATTAATAATGCTTTAAATGAAAAAGGTAGGAGAGAATTAGTATAATGAGTGGTGCATTTCCTATATCAACATCTAAATTTGAAACATTAGGTATTCAATCAATTCAAAATACAATTATATCTAAATCAATTAGTGGAAAAAAATTATCAAGAACTATTGATTCTCAAAGATGGGCATTTACCATTTCTATTATTACATCAACTAGAGCAACTGCTTATGGAGAATTAATGGCTTTTATTGTTAAACAAAGAAGTGGAAAAGAAAATTTTACTATTATCCCACCAGAATTAGAAGATGCAAGAGGAAGTGAAACAGGAACAGTTTTAGTTAATGGTGCACAATCTGCTGGAGATACAACAATAGCTATGGATGGATTCGCTGGCGATGGTGCAGGCAGATTTAAGATGGGAGACTTTATTAAGTTTGCCTCGCACGATAAAATTTATATGGTGGTTGCAGATGTTACTTCATCTAGTAATGCGGCAACAGTTACTATTGAGCCACCTTTAATTGCAGATATAGCAAATGATTCAACAGTTACTTATGACAATGTCCCTTTTACAGTTCATTTAACAAACGATGTTCAGTCCTTTGGAGTAGTAGGAACTGATAAAGATGGAAATTTATTATACAAATATGAATTAGATGTTGAAGAAACTACTTAATGGTAAAATACCTCATTAAACATTGGGTCAATGTAGATGTTATTGCCGAAAAAGTAGTTGATGAGTCAGAAATAAATACAATTACAAACGATTTAAAAAAACATCAAATCCCTGATGGAACTTTTAGTTATGTTATGATAAAAAATAGTGAGAAAATAAATAGAACAACATACGAGATATATGACGAGAAGCTTAACGACAGCAGTAAAGAACCACCTAGCAACAAATGAAATTAAACCTGTTCATTTGATAACTATTGGATTTGGAACACCACAAAATATTACAGATTGCGTACACGATTTAACTTCTTCAGTATCAGGTTCTAGTGTTACTTATTCATCAAGTAAATTTTTAGTTAGTTATCCTGAAGTATCAGAAGAAACAGATATAAGTAAATCAAGTATATCAATAACTTTATCAGGAGCAGATCAAACATATATATCATTAGCATTAGCAGAAAATATTGTTAATGATGCAGTAACTATTTATAGAGCATTTTTAGATAATAATAATGCAATTATAGCTGACCCTTTTTTACTTTATAAAGGTTCAGTTGAAACTTATACAATTAATGAAACAGATAATTCTTCAGCTTTAACTTTAAATATAGTTTCTCATTGGGCAGATTTTGAAAAAAGATCAGGAAGAAAAACTAATAGCACATCACAACAAAGATTCTTTAGTGGAGATTTGGGTATGGCTTTTTCAAGTGAAAATGTTTTAGATATTAAGTGGGGTAGAAAATAATGGGCTTCCCTAATCCTTTTAAAGTGGCAAAAAAAGCTGTTAAATCAGTTTCAAAAGCCTTTAAAGTAGTAAGAGTATTTAATTTTTTAAAAAACCTTAATCCTTGGGTTGCTTTAGGTGTATTTGCTATTGGTTGGTTATTCATGTCAAATAGACGACCTGATAGACCAGACTTCGGAGATAGTGATTTTAATAATTTCGAAAAAGGTATTTTATTAAATCATCAATCAAACGATCAATCTATTCCTGTTGTTTATGGAGAAAGAAAAGTTGGTGGAACAAGATGTTTTATTGAGACTAGCGGAACTGATAATGAATT